TATCGTTCCACTCAATACCAACAGATTTACTATCACGAGGATAAATCAATCTACAAGTGTTGGGATCCCATTCCATCATCCAGACAGAGTTCAGGTCTGCACCTGTTCCACCGAGTCCAGCTACATTATCAAGAGCAAGATCACCGAACTTATTAGACAGTCCTGTTATTTCACCGAGATCGTTTGACGGGCTTCCATAAAATATTGCATCAAGAAAAGCCTGCATTTCTGCTTCCATAAAAGGCATTATCTCATTATTAAGAGCCTTCCGGGGATCGGGCATTGAATCAATAAGCTTTTCATCGATCCGGGGAATTGCTTCAAGCAGCATGATATCGTCACGCTGAGGAACAACTACTGAGTGCGTAGAGCTTGCACCTTCATTCACGCGTCTGATTCCCACAACCGGAAGCTGTGTTCTTACGTGAGACTGATTCGAGTTTATATCATTCGCTTCAACTGCGACTGCATCAACCATAAATTCAGAGATTTCGTTTAAAAGCTCTGCTATTGTTGCGACCCCGTTCTTTGGATCAAGTCTTTTTGCCTGTTCGTAAACAGTCAACTTACTGGTATATACTGTTGTTGCCATTTGTTACTCCGTTATTTATTCGGAAATGATTTACTAAAAGGTAATTGGCCTGGCTCTCTTTGTGTAGTAGACCCGCCTTGCCCACCAATACCGCCACCAAAACTATCTTCTGAAACAAGACCGGCAAATGTATCAAGCAATTTGATCGTTCCCAGATCATTCGCTTTGAAATCATCCCCACCGTATTTCTTGCCAAATAGATTCGCTTTAGTGATTCGGGCCTCGTAACCATCACCCCACTCATTCCTGAGATTAGATTCAACAACTTTATTATTCGCTTCCTTTTCCCTTGTCTGTGCATCTACCACATACTTGTTGAAAGAACCAACCAAATTGGCTGCATCGTCCTGGCTCATGTTAAGCTTATGGGCTTCACCTTTATACCATCCGAGAAATTCATTGTCTGCTAGATCACCAAAATTGTAATCGTCTTTTGTTTTCGGAATACCAAGACTCTCCCGGTATGCCGTTTTTTCTTCATCCGTTGCATTTTCCCCAGGTTTGACCGTTGCGGTTTTAAGCTTCTCTCTCATTGATAATGCATCTTCTGCCAGATCTGACACTTTCGCCATACTGGTAAAATATTCATTAGTCTGAAGATCTGCCGTTAGACCTTTAGTCCATCCCGGTGCTTCTGCTGGTGTGGTAGTTGTTGTTGTGGCTGTCTCTGTAGACTCGCCCGCTCCACCTGTGTCTGCATCTGCCATCATCATCGGATTAAATCGGTTGTGCAGTAGACTGCCAATCCCTCCCGTTAGGTTGTTCATGATCATCTCTTTCCTTCCTTACTTCTATATTTTGAAGTGCCTATCATAGCACTTGTTAAAACGTTTACATTGTCGGTGAGCTGCATCTTTTTCAAGATTCTCTTTGCGGCATTATATAAAATAACTTGCTCGTCGTTTTTTAATTCATCAGCGTAATAATATAGATCTGATAAAACATCTTGAAAAACAAGTTCATTTATTTCACCAGAACAAAACGTATTGTAATAATACATAGCCCATCTTTCCCGGATCTCTTTTTCCTCTTCACGCTTTAATCTATCGTCTCTATCTCCAGGTAATTCCATTTATGCCCGCCCTGGTCCCGGTGCTGCGCCCTGCATTTCTTTCATGATTGCTTCGGCTCCACTTCCCGGCTCTGGTGCTGTTGTTGTTTTACCAACCATATCAGCGGCCTGTGCTAATTGTTCGGCCTGTTGTGCCTGCTGCTGTGCCTGCGCTCGCTGCTGTCTCTCTTTATCTCTAACTGCTCTGTCTTTAATAATAGATGAAGGCATACCAGATCCTTCAAGAAGCTGTATTGCCAGCTCATCAGGATCGATATTGTCTGCCATCTGTGGGTAGATCTCCAGGAATGGCGCAAAATTACTCATGGATCCTACAATCCCTTGTGTTGCTGAATATCTCTTCATAGCCTGAGCTAATGGCCCGGTATAATCCACTTTGATTGCGCCCTGTACTCCCTGCATTGATTTCGGAAGTGGCGGCAACCAATCATTTTCCATGACTATAGACCAGACTCTATCGAATAATGGGTTGAAAAACTCACTGTTCAGCCTGGAAGATATCGCGGATAACATTGATGTCTTTTCACCTGCAAGCTCATTTATCTCTGTTGCTGTTGCGTTTTGTCCCTCTCTTGCCAACATAGCAATAAAGAAGTTATTCATGAAAGCATCTTTAATCTCTTCTCTGTCATCGTTGATAACGTCCTGAGTTATTGGGTAATTATCCCCAACGGTTACAGGGAATGCAAGTCTATTCGGATCATCATAAGGAATAACACCCTTAGGGCGATAGTTCCGTCTAAAGTCCTTAAGTGATTCCCTCGCCACGTTCATAGGTGGGTCTGCAACTTTATGCCCCAGGTTCAAAGTATCTTTTCTTTCCTGGTTAAGTCTTAATATTGATGTCTGACAATCCCACGCGGGACCGGTTCCATAATCTTCTCCGGGATTAAGTTCAAATCTCCACGGAATATATGGGCTGGTATCATATCCGGATTTCTTAAGGATCTTCTTCCCCTCTTCCAGAATATGAATCGATGCTATCGGTTTATTGATTGCATCGATCTTGCCAGCTATTTTATCTTCTCTCGGATATGTACAGTGAACAAACTTGTGTTTATCAAGTGGGCTCTCTTTTGCAGTTTCAAGCCATGCCTCTTCAAAAGCATCTTCCCCAAATTCCTTAATTGCTTCTCTGGCCTGCAGCTCATATCTTCTGTAAATTATATCAACCTCACCGAATTGGTTGGTTGAAAGGTAAATCTCTTTCATGTGTCTGGTTCTGAATACAATCTGTAGTTTTGTCGGATGGGGAACAACCCACATACAAGTTGTACCAATTGATCCGCCATCATTAAAAAGCTGCTCCATTGCGGAGTACAGCTTTGATTTATCGAATAGATGATTTATTAACCGGGTGGATTTCTCAAGCCATACTGAAGCTTGTTTGTCTTGATTTAAGGATCTTTTCTCGAATATCAGTTTAAACCACGGCGCAGACTGTGGGGCTGAAGTTCCCATAAGTCCTCTTGCAAGTGTTTTAGCTGCCTGTATTGCTGTATGATCGTATATTTTTGTGTCGTATTTGATGCCCTGCTGGTTGTCATCCCACTGGAAAGAACCACGGCGGGGAGTAACAAGGTCCGAAATTACCTGCCAGTTATCTTCCCACGGCTGTCTGATATGCTCAAGAGTTGTTAAGTGTTTAAGCAGCTCATCAGCTAGTTCCTCATCATCATATTTCTCTTCACTACCATATTCCGGCATTTTAACCTCTTTAGAAATAAAAAAGGGAGGCTTCTTACCTGTCGAAACAAGTAAGTTGCCTCCCTTAGTCAGGGTCGGTTCCTTTCAGAATCTATGTTATCAATCGCTTTATACCTAAACCGTATCACAGCTTATGGTGTTTGTCAAATAAAAAATGAGGGATGCGGGAGCTATACCCGCAATGAACTGCCCTTATTACCACATACTCAGTTCTTTAGTACTTCTGATCAGCAAAGGGAGGTACTTTCTTACTGCAACCTTTGCTTGGTGAATATAAACCCACCAGACCTTTCACCTGCTTAATTGTCCCTCAATATAATAAGCCGGATTTCATCAGAGTGGCTCCGGCAAGCCTTAATAACCCATCTCAACTATGGTTGCTGATATTTTATCCACAATCGTCAAGGTTAAGCCATAGGCAGGAATCGAACCCGCAACATCTTCTTTACAGGAGAAGTGCTCTGCCAATTGAGCTACTGTGGCAAATAAAAAAGGCCAGTGGAAGAACACCGGCCTTAATGATTAAAAAAAGAATTAGGTCACTACTCCTATTCGTTAGATTCTATATTATCATTGGTATTACATGAGGTCAAGAAGTTTATTAAAAATCGCCATCAGCAACTTGAAGACATTTGACTCCAAGTGAGCGCCATTTTTCAACCATAGAATTCCTATCTTCTAATACGAATTTAATTTCCCGTAGTAGAATGCCAGCATTAGAGCAGGCCTCGATTTTTGTTTCTGTATCATGCCTGAAATCATTATCAAGCCTCATTAGCAATTCATGATAATAGAAATTGTAGGGGAAATGCTTAGTTATCCAGGATTCAGTTACTTTGCGAGTGGATTCTCTCCTGCCGGTACAAAAAACTATTGAATGCCCAACGCTAGATAGCATGTAAACTAAATCAATAATTTCCCGAATCGGCTCATCATCAAAACATGCATTATAAAAAGAATCCCAATCTTTCGGAGACTGCTTTAAATATTTAATCCTATCACCAACTTTTGAAATCGTTCCATCGATATCTACTATTATCATATTAACTCCTTACATTAAATCTAATAACTTTTCTTTAATAACTTCTTCAACTGACTTCTCTATCTTCGAGTACTCCCCTTGGTGTTTTGTAAGGGATATACTTATCTTACCGTATTCCATCGAGTCCTGAGATTCAAGGAATTCTTTGATGTTCTTCAGGATATTACTAACATCTTTCATAGTGACTACACCTCGGTTGCTCATAATCTAATACAACACCACCAGGCTCATAAGCACAACAATGCCTCTGTTCGTTAATTGATACAGTTGTATAATCATCAACCAATGGGTTGTATCCTGATTTTTCAGTCTTACAATCAGTAAGATACACATATTGGCAGCTACTACATTTGTGGCTTTTCATGATCCCCCCAATATCCCATCTGTTAATGGGTCGTAATCATCCTCTTGATATGGAAGCAAAGCATCTCCATACTCCTGTTCTTCAGGCCAGGCCATATTAACATTTGGGTCTTCTATTCTTGCCAGGCAGTCCAGCATATCATCATGATCACCGAATGGGAACGGAACATACTCATCATTGATAAAGTCCTGAGTCAAGTTTCTGGTTATCCCCTGATAATCAACCATCATACAGGTTTCAGGAATATACAAGCGCCCTTCTTCAAACTTCGGTATAAGCTTCTGGATCCGGTCCTCTTTATTCATCTTCCCGCCTGTGGTCTGAATATTGAACCTGTAATTCTCCCGCTCCTGTCTTTCGTGCATATAGTCAACATCTGATTGCATCCCATATTCTTCATAATATACACCCAACGGCCTATGCTCCCGGTGCAAAGCAAATAGAACGTTTCCCCTCTCTGTGAGATTTAATCTATTTCTTACCCATCTAATTACATAGGTGTTCTTATCTGATCCAATGCCTATTACCGTGAATACTGTATAGTCGTTTGATTTCTTTTTCTTCCCGGCAGGATCAACAAAGATGTAAACATTCATATTATTATAGTGTGCGCTGTGCCAGTATCTTAACCAGTCTTGATCAAATCCCACTTTGTTCTCCTGTTTGGGGTCACATAGCATTTGACATGAAAAGACAAACGGCCCCATTGCTCTACGTTTTTTCTTAAGCCATTCAATCGACATCAGGACGGTGTTCCCGTTTATTGTCCCATCATCTGTCGCCGGGTATTTCCTGAGCTTTACAGCCTTTCTATCTATCATAACCCGATAAGTATCTGCATAGTGATAAAATGTTCCTACATATCTTTCAATCCCGCCATCCATTCCCAGGTTTATTGACAACTCCCAGGCTTCAGTTACCTTCATAATCATTTCAGGGGTAGTAACTGACTCCCTGGTGATTACATCATCATACATTCTGATTCTAAAGTGCTTTGATGTTGGCTGCCCGTCTACTAATCCCCAGGCTTCAACTGTCCCCTCTTTCGGGTTGCTCTTTCTTTTTACTACAATCCCACTATCAAGGGACCATCTGGGGGCTTCTCTCTTCGGCTCTTTCCATAAGATATCCGGGAACAGCCATTTGAGTATATCATTATTCTCAAGCTCTGATTTTATCTGGATTAAAAACCCTTTCGCTACTGGCCTGTTGAATGAGAATATCCCTATTGTAACTTCAGGATCTTTTAATATGTCTTGGATTGATAATGTTAAGGTAATGATTGTTGACTTGTAATGCTCCCTTGCCCATATATCCAGGCAATCATTTGGCTCTTTCTGAACTTCCCTGCAGCGGTCAAATATCCAGTCTCGATCAGCATCTACTCTACCCATAATATAAACAAGCAGGAAGAATATATCTTTCCGTACAAGGGCCCTCATTGTTGCCCAGGTCCTATTGTGCTTCGCTGCTGCCTGGAATAGTAGTTTATACTTCTCTTTGGCTCTAATTCTAGCTGACAATAGAATACTCTGCTTCGACCTCATCTGAAAGGTCCGGATCATTTAGGATAGTATTTAATAAACATCCTATATCTCCCGGTAGGTCTTCTTTGTAGTCTGTTTCTTCTGGATTTTGTGATTGTT